TATGCCTCCATATATACGGACTGTTTAAAAGTAATCTTTTAACAAATTCATTGTTAACGTCGGGCATTGTGTAAGTAATTTCAGACATATAGTTTTTTATCCTCCTGCGCATAACACCTGAGCAGTCAAAATAAACATCACCATTTATCTTTTCTCCGTTTACAGTGTCAAATTCTGACATTTCACATGTACCGGACTCAGATTTGCATCCGACAAAATACCCTTCAGGAAATTTACCGTCCTTGTTGTTGTACGGTGTTATTGTTCCGCCTGATATGACAGAGAAAACACGCCTGCATGATAGGTCTTTTCTTGTTTGACAGTCCCCACTGTCCGCATCAATGTCTATCTCATTTCCTTCGTCATCATATTCTTTCATGGAAAGCGGCAATATGCTATGAATATCCCATCCGGCAGTATCGAGACTATCACTGAAAAAATAATCAGGCATGTTGGATATATCATCATATGATATATTATTAATGTTTTTTATGCTATCAGCATATAGCTTCAAATTATCAAAACCCCTTCCAAAAACATGAAGTATATTTGAGATTTTATCAGCAGATTCTTTAATCGAATCTTTTTCTAAGTTATTGGCGTCTTTATAATACGACCAATCAAAATTCTTTATGGCCTCATGTGTCAATGATCGATATAAATTATCAGAAAACCTTTCATCGTAAAAAGTCGCAACATCGATAAGGCTGTTTAGATACGATTCGAATTTATATCCGCTTCCACCTAAATTATATCCGCCATATGTTGTTGGAAACGTGAAACTTTCTATTGAATAGTAGTACCCCTTTTCATTTTCGCGGGTAACTTTGAAGTATGCGGTGTATGCCGGCGTTGTTTTTCGGTTTACGAGTATCCTTTCAAATTCGTCTAAATTACGATAAAATAAATTTATCCATTCTTCCTTTGGCCTTATGCTATATAAAAATGCGGCGTTTGTGTCAAGCGTTGCTGCAGAAATATACGATTCGACCGAAGCATTCCTCAGTTCTCCTCGGACGCTTACCTCTCCATCATTTAACACCACATTGAAAATGTATTTCTTTCTCTCACTTTTTTCGTTTGCGTCTATACCATATACATATTTTCCGTTTTCGCCGACATAGACGATATATTTTAGCACATCTATCACATCGCCGTCTTCATCAATAACATATATTTCAACAACACCCAATTTATCACCAATGCAAATTGAATAGTCAACCCCAACAATAGTACCATTCTCTAATGTCTGACCGGGATAAAGCATTGTTTTATGCTCTGTCGTAGATGTTTCACCGACAACATATGTTATGTATAACGGTATATCTTCAGATATGTTAGTATTTCCTGACACATATACTGAGGCTAATGGAAGTCCCTTCCATGATATATTAAATTTCTCCCCGTTCTCATTTATGGCCTGATAATTATTAAAGCCATTATTAGTAAAATACTTTAATGGGTCTAATTCGGTTATAGATATGTCCTTAAACTGTGAATGAATATCAATATTAAACGGATTATCCAACAGAAACACATTGTCATTACCAACTATTTTAGGGACCGTATTACCGTATTCATCCGTCTCGAATATGTAATTTCCTGAAGTGTCTCTATCTATCCTTTGTCCGAACCTTATAACAACATTACCACCCTTGTTTGATGGTAATGAAACTTTATAATAATCAACTATTCCTTCGGTAATAAATTCATTGCTATGGTTTGTTCTCGCGCTAAATGGAGCGAACAGTTCACCGGGAAATGTACTTAGAATATTATTAATGGACGCCCTTATCAGTTCGCTACAAGAACCGAAATAAGCAAAATCACGTAAATCGTAATAATTATTTTTTATTACTATTTCCTTATCATATGATGATTTATCATCAGTTTGGTAATTTTGCAATATCGCACTATTCCATACATTCCCGCTTGTGTTTTCGGTCCAGTTCTTTGATAAAGTGTTTTTCTTAGTATTATTAGTGTTATTGATACTTATTAAAAAATTACCGGACCGATAAATTGGTGTCTGGCCGTTATTAAAACCATTTTTAGCCCTGACGGTACTCATATCTCTTTCATATACCGTACCGCCATTTGTTATTTGGTGCTTTGTTTTTAATACATAATTTGATTTAGATTTAATATAAGCCATTTTAGCCAATTTTAAATTTTGTCGGTTATTGTTTGGGTTAAATCGATGTTATCGGTCCTCTTGTTCGATACTTCATATATAGGCCTTCCATTTTCTTTTAAAGTGAAGACTTCTGCTTGATGGTAAATTTGATTATTCTCATTAAACGTAGTTATTAACCCATTTTCAAGGTCTCTTACCTGTGATCCTTCAAGCATATTGCTTATAGTATCTGCATCATGGTCTACCATTTCTATGTCAAGCATAACCGGTTCGAACATGGTGTTCACCATTGCTATTTTTTGAGCAGGTTTTCCGATAAAAGGAGTGGCAGAACTTTTAAAACTAGGTGCAAGTGATGGGGTTACCGTTAGGAAAACAAATGAAGCGCTGTCGTTATATCTATAAGAATATGCTTTACTGTTTGAAGTCGCATTTGTTGATATGATAGGCTCACACCTATTATTTGACGTTATTACCCTGTAATATCCAAGACGTTCACCATTATCATCATAATAAACAATTCTATATCCAACGGCACCGCCATTACTCAGGAGTTTAGACCGCATGGCTTCATCAGTAACCATGTTAGAGTCTATTATTATACCCCGCACATTCTCGTAACCGGATAAATTACCAACATCCGATATAACCATTTTAACTTCTTTTGGTTTAATGTAAACAGTATAAAACCCTTTTTGACCAAAATACTCTAAGGGTAATTTTAAATTATACAAACCTTCGACTAAATTGTCATTAGCGTCTTCTTGATTTTCATAAAAAACATTTGATAGTATATTTGAATCCAATTTTGTAAAAACGGATTCATTTACGTTGTCACTGTTTCTTTCACTAACATAGTTATAATATATATCAACATCATTCGGTGTTATTTGCGCCGGTAATATTGTTCCGTAAAAGCCTGTACTCATAGTTTTTTAGAATTTTTTAATATTAAAAATTAGACCGTTTTGATAATCCTCTAATGCGTCTAAGGTTCTTATACCGTGAAGCATCAAATGCCTGTCAAACGCCCTTGCATTTCCTCTATCTATATAAATATCGGAATTAACTTTTTGAGGCATTATTATGCTGTTTAGCATTTCATTTTTGTAAACAGGTGTGGCAATAACTCTATTGTCATCACTGTATCCGTTGCGTTCTTCAAAAGAATAGTCTTTTTCTGTGACTTCGTTAAAATCGAAATACAATACTTTTATTTTCATCGAAATTTTAGACATTCCAATTTGTTCCATATTGTAATATTTAATAAAATATTTCTGAATACTTGACATGTAATACGGGTACACTTCAAGATTCATTTGATATGTGTCGGTATATCTGATGCCTTTATTTTTATTTTCGGATAGCCTTATTTTATTTTCTATTTTATTGTATTCGAGAGTCGCATCTAAATAATATGTTATATCGCAATATAATTTTTTTTCAGGTTCATATGTGTCCCCACTGTAAATTTCTTTAATGGTGTCTTCACATAATTTTATACCGCCTAACGTATTTTCAACTACGGTGCCCTCAATAACATCGCCGTTTAAAATATACCCGTTTTCACCATTTTTTAAAGTAACAATGGCGTCTTTTATAATATCGCCATTATTATATTTGTAATATATTTTTATTTCATCTATAATGTCACCGTTGTAATAAACTATATTGTCATCACCAAATATGGTTTCATTTTTAACAAGGTTGTTCGTATTTCCAACGCTATAGTATAAATTAAGAATGGCATCATTTTCAGGATAAAATAGCGCCTCATTGACATTTCTATCATAATACCCAGGCATTGTATTCCCTAAATTATCTATAAATTCTTCTTTAGTTTTTAACGACAGCAGTTTTGAATTTGTATATCCGGTTATCTCATCGGTATTAATGATGTCATAAGGGTATAAAATTTTAACGCAATTTAGTCCGTTTTCGTTGTAAATAACATTTGGGTATATATCATTGTTTACCCATTCTTCATTCGAATATTCATAATTTTGGAAAATATCCTTTTGCGGATATTCCGGTGTTGTGCTTCCGCTAATCCTTAATAATTTCCCGTTTTTTATGCAGTAAAAAATGTCATCAATAATAACATACCCATCAAATATATCATAATGGTATGAATAGCCATTGCGCTCTATAATAAACGAATCTTCATCGGCATCTTTCAAATATAACCCGCCCTTAAACAGTACATAATCATAATCGCCTTCGGCATGGTTGTTGTAATCGCTGTTAACCATACAATATTCGTTGCCACCAAAAGCAAAATAGTAAGAACCATTACGTTCTATCGCATCATACCTTATACCATCCACATAGCAGTAGTAAACTCCGTTTTCTTCCTGAACCGGTATTTTAATTTCAGGTAAAAGTGAATTATTGGCGTTACTGTATACCGCATATTTTCCGTTTATCACTTCATATATTTCACCGTCTATTAATATAAACCCATGTTCATAAACCACAGGTTCATATTCAATTTCCATTTTTTCGTCTGTTGGATTGAATATTATTTCGTTTTCATGATTGATGCTATAACAATAATTCTTCGTAGCGAATTTATCCTTGTTTTTTTGGATATATTCTTCAGTATAATCAAGCCATTTTTCCTTCTGAAATACCCTCTGTCCGTATTCGTTATTCTCTCCTATGTTATCAGGTACATTAGATATATATACCTTATAAAAATACTCTTTATCACCATTATTATTTATTATGAACGGTTCATAAACAACACTTCCTTGGCTATACTTTTCATTGTCAGACCATTCTTCTGATGATGGTGACATCATTCCATTTGTGATATACTTAGAGGTTATCGGAATTGTTAATGTTATATTACTGCTGTTTATTGAGCCGGATTTTTCGATATTAACCGAACTAACCCAATCCTCTAATAGTTCTAACATATGTTCGCCACCAAGTCTAAAATATTTCTCGCATTCACAACAATTTTCAGATATAGCACATTGACCTTCAAAGGTTTTGTATTTCTCACCGTTAACCATTAACCATCCTATCCATTTTACAACTTCACTATAATACAAGTAAGTTGTACCCCATGATCCGTGATATTCCTTTGGTATGTTAAAACAGGGAATATAGTTTAACTCTATAAAATTTAGAAAATCGTCACCGCCCCTTGATTCAAACAGTTCGTCCATTTTGGTTATTTCGTCCGGTACAACTGAACCAACTTCAGATAAATAATAATCTCTAGCGGATGAATACCCTTTCAAAAATTTCCCACTATTTAACAGTTTTTTATATTCCTTAAAAAAGACATACCACTTGTTAAGTGTCGAAAAGCTCAAATATTTATGCTTTTTCGACATTAATATAATACTATCCAAAGTTATTGGACTGCCACTTATATCATTTCTTTCGCATGAATATATATCACCTTTATAATAATAAAATATTTTTTCAAGCCCCAAATCAACCTGAGATTTAATATATTTAACAGATAAATTATCTATTTGATAATATCCGCCATTTTCATTTGGTATGTTAACATTAACATCCGTAATATCAGTTATTTTGTCTACAAATTCATCAGGTATTTCGATTGTTGATATGATTTTACCATAATTACCATTTGCAATATCATCGTTAATACTGTGATAATCATAAATGGTATTTATCTGTCGATTTGATAAATTGTGCGTATCAGCAAAAGATTCAGCCTCAGTTAAAGTGCTAAACCTCTTGCCATTCACCCCGTCAATTACCCAATATTTATCCAAGTAATTTATTGTTGAAGGCACTCTTGAAACAAGATTAGATAAATTAACAACCCTTTTTATTGTCTCCATTTAGAACGATTCGTTTTTAAATTTTAGTTCAAATAAATTAAATTCCATGATATCATCATTTGTTCCGGTGTAAACATTCTCAACCAAATTATCCGGTAAATAATAAATATATTTTTTAAGTTTTTCATCATACCTGATATTAATAGGTATAAACAGATTGTCATATAAATCATTTGCCGTCACACCATTTTTTAATTTCTCCAAATCTTCTGAATTTCCTAAATATAATGGTGTTGCCACGCCGTTTTCTTTCTTTGTCGGAATAATGAATGGTATTGTTAAACCGTATCCGGCATGGCAAAAATCAACCTTTAAGTATATTGTTACTTCTCGCCTTCCTTTTGCATATTCTTTGAAGAGATACAACCTGAATCCTTCAGATGAAGTTTCAGTTAGAAAATCATCTTTAACCACTATAGTAGAACCCATTCGCAATTCATCGCTAAAATTATAATCGTCCTTCACTTCTGAATCAACTGTAATATCCAAATGCGAGTTTTCATTATTTTCATACGAAACATATTCATAAGCATACTTATCATTTTGATTCAAATGCGTGTATCTGTACCTCTTTTGAGCCAAGGCGTTTTCATCTAAAAATATTGTAGAAGTACTTAGAAGTACTTGTGTTTTTGGATCTGGTGTGCTAAAATATGATAGCCTTAAAAATGATTTTGCTATTTTTTGCGACCTATAGTCGACATCATTATCTGTAAAGCCTAAAAAGCCTATAAGATCTGATAAATTTTGAAATCTTTTACTTACGTCATAAGTATTAACATCAACCGTTTCCATTGTTTCGTTTCCGCAAACAGGGCATTTCCATTCGTTCAAGCCGTTAGTTTCAAGTTCTCTTTGGGAGGTGCCACCGCGTTCGATTATACCAAAACCTCGACCGCCGAGAACCCTTTGTACGGGTGAGTTTCTTGTAAATCCGCCACCTGAATATCTATTCCGATTTTCATTATATTCGGGTTCTATCCCTTTATAAAAATCGCGGTCATTGACAATATGTCCGCATTCAGTACATGCTGACACAGTTGTTGCACTGCTCTCGAAATATTTCTTATACGGGTAGTAATCTGTTATAAACCAATTTGAGTTTTCGCTGTTTATGTGTTCGATAACAGAATGAATTTCTCCTGAAGTATCACCTGATATACTAACTAATTCAGTTTCGTCACTTATAATCTTCCATGTATCAGGATATCTTGTTCTAAAATGTAAATTAAACCTTAATTCGCTTGAAAGATTGAAGTCATCAACCCCTATGTTCTTTTTGTAAGAAGGATAATATACGTCCTTCTCCATGTCAACCACTTTATTTATATTGTTTTCTGCAATACTATTTGACAAATAATTATTTACAACATCCTCACCTGTATAGTCGTTACTGTTCTTGTTTCCAAGAAGTACTTTCACGTCAGCATATTCCTTCTCTTTATATATCGTAATATTATTTAATATTCCAAACGCTTTTTTTAACGATATCGGTGTTTCGGATATCACTGCAATGTCATATCCAATTTGTGGGTTTATTTCAGGGTATTTTAGAATATCATTACCTAAAGAAAATAACGAATATTGTGAATTTCCATACAATATCACGTCTTTAATGTCTTCAGTGGCTTCATCGGTATAATACCTGTTATTCTCATCGGTGTCATACATTCCTTGCATCCAAAAATCTATAGAGCACAACAATAAACTTGATCCAATGACTTCATCAACATTAAGTGCTATTTTTTTCGTACTATTTATATCAACATAGTATGAGTATTCATCATTAAATTCTGAAAAATAAACCTTGTACGGTACATTGTCTATTGTCACGCCACTGTTTTCGGATATCTCATAGCCAACGTCGTCATTGGCATATACTATTTTTCCGTCTTCTTCCTTTTGTATTATTTTATATAAATACTTGGCCTTTTTTACCCCTTCATGGTCTTCAATTTTAAAAATGACGTCTTCACCTTCATATAACGTAACATATGCGTGTGAAAGATAAGTGTCTATATAGTTCAATCTATATGTTCTATCATTTATTGTTATAGTGTCATATCCGTCATTTTCTACCATGTAAATATTTGTACCATCCGTTATGTACGGTTCGCCGTTTTCATTAAAAAGCACTTTTTGAGTATGAACCCCGTTTGATTCCAAATACATTTTCTGTCCGTTATATACGTTTTCAAAATCATTTGATAGAAATATCATAATTTTATTTCCATTCTTATTTTCACGTAATTCGTATTGTATCGGAATAAAACGCCCATTAACATCAATGTTTATTGATGGTTTTGTCATCAACCAATCCATTGTTATTATAAATGTGCTTGGGTCGTCCACTCCATTTTCATTAGCAAAAAGAACAGGTCTATAAACTTGTCCGTCAATTATCACGCCATACCCGTATAATTCATCCTCCGGTAAGTCGTACCCTCCATTTTTAGACAAAAAATATATTTCGTCCACATAGTATTTCACATCATTATACACAATAAACGGATGGTATCCACCAATAGACACTTTTTCAACACTTAAATTGTGCTTATTTTGGATTTCAGAATAAAATTTAATAACTCTTTTCCATTTACTCGGAGCATAATCACATATTTTATACGGGAAACCGTTGATTTTATCAACCGGTTCTGAATATCTTGTCTCTTTTATCGTGGGTGTAGTATACTTAGTCCCGTCATATTCAAATTCAACAATATAGTCTATTCCGCCTATACTTACCTTCATGTCTTCGATATATGACTCGCCGTTTATAGTTAAATCAGAGATATTATCAAACGACTCATAGAACGAATCATTAACTAAAAAGCCTTGTACACCATTGTAAATGTATTCATATACAATATCACCATTATACTCAATATACCTAACAGTTTTATCAGATTCAGTGTTTCTTAAAGAATGTATCGGTATAATTTCTTTATATTTAACCACCCCTTGCCTTAAAACGGTTCTTGTGTTTATAATAATTCGCATATCAGAACCGGTGTTATTATCCCTAATAACAAGATTATCGCCGGTTGTAATAGAATTATCTACATCTGTCACACCCGAAATAAATGACATATCCGGTGAAACATAGAAATCAAAATAATTTAATATTTTATAGCCTTTTGAATTATTCGCTTTAAGTTTAATGTGCCGCATTCGTCTAATTTTTCTTCTGAATAATAATTATCTATTTCCGAGTTTTCTAATGGTAAATATTTCTCACCTGCAGGCTCAAATTGAAAACTGCTTGACCATAAATTGTAATTACCGTTAGGGTCTTCCCTTCTTAAATAAAAATTAATGTTCTTATTTATATAAAAGGCGCCATTTAAGAACGGATAAGTTTCAAATGGTGAAAAATCATCATTTTTATTGAATTTTCTAAAATGATATCTGCATGACCCGTCCTTCATTAAATTGGCATAATACGGTGTATACTCGTTTCTCGTACAAAGCGTCAAATTGTTGAAATCAGTCATATCAGGCAACGCATCATTAGTTTTGTTTGTGATTTCATTAAAGAATTCGACAACTATTACATTTTTACCTAATATTTGATTAACTTTGCCTATGTAAACATTCGTCGTAGTATGCTCATAAACTTCTATTTTTTCGTTTATCGAAACATTAAATTCATCCAAAGAAGTTATTTTATAATAGGTCTTATTTAATATAGTTAACGGGGATATTTTCGATATCTCATATTTTTTTGATTCTTCTTCATATATTAAGTCCGAATAATAATGAACAGGTATCTGATATGACGCTTTATAATAATACCCTTCTTTGTAATCACCTACCAACGGTATACTTTCCTGTTCAGTCAAAAAACCTGTGTCATCATAGTCTCCTGAAACAATATCCCTGTACGTTATGCTCGATATTCCGTCTATTTCCCCTGTCTTAAGTTCTCTTTGTACCGTATTAAACCTGAACACAGATGGCTGAATCACTTCTTCAATGCAATTCCCGTAGTTGTAACAGCATATATCATTATACAACAATTTTACACCGTCTTTGGTGACTATTTTAGCATCATTTTTATATTTGCCTGTTAATCTGGATATATCAGAAAGGATAAATAAATTAGACACGTCACCGAAACAATGCGAATACTCAATATCGTCACTATTACCTGATTTCAATTTTCCTTCATCATCCCAACTATCTTTATTATACCATATTTCATGTCCTTTATTAGTCTTAAATACGGTTAGATATATCTCTGATAACGGTCTGCCTAAATTATCTTTCAAGTATCTCAAATCAATATCATCAGTATACACTATTTCAGCAATATCATCGTTATATATCGTTTTTGAAAATCCAAATTTATTTACGTGGTTTTCAAAATCAATTTTTCCGTATGAATATATCAGGTCACGCTGATCATCGCCAAAATTTAGTTTTGGGTCATACCCGTAAAGCGTTTCTTCATTTACGATATCCCCATCATTTAAGTTTTTAAAATTTGGCAATTTAGCAAAAATCCTGCAATAATAATCACATTCATAATCATTGACATTTTTTTTGAATGACATATTCTGAGAATTTTCATCCAAGTTTATTAAAAAGTTGGATGGGGTAACAACATAAACATTACCGTTTCCATCATCCCATGTCATATTTACTGATATCTTGTTATTTGGCGCTTCGGCTTCTACTACAGTGTCGCCAGAAACATGATACCATTTATCACTTATTTTTATACCGTCAGAAGATACCTGAAAAATATATTTATTAATGACATTAGTTACTAATAATTTATACGCTACCAACTCATTATTATCATTGTATAGGTTTATGTAATCACCTTCAGATAACCCATGTTGAGATACCGTATACATATTAATTACTTCCTGCCCGTTGTCATTTATTATACCCTCTTCAAAACAGCATATCTTTAAAGACTTTAGTTCTGAATTAATACAACTAATACCACTTGTAGTCGATGAATAAGGAAACATTAGGCAATATTCCCAATTTTTTTCGATACGCCGTTTTTCTTTGTTGTATTTTGGCGCAAATGAAAATAAATCTCGTGAAGGGTACATATCTATAAAATCACCCGCTTTATAGTTGTTTAGAACTTTGTTTATATCTAAATCATTCCCGTCTTTATCATAAGACGGCATTTTTGAACCGTTTATAAACCCTAACCATCCATTTCTTTCGATTAATTTTTCAGAAATACAATCGTTAAAACTATAAGCATCATTATATTCACCATAGACATGAATATTCGAAAACCCGTCGCCAGTTATCGAGTTTTCACTTGTTCTTAGTTCTTTGTCATTCGATGGCAGCCAATCAATCACTTCCTCATTGTCACTGTCGTACATTATATCAGAAATAGTGTTAAATTCTGAACTGATATGGTACTCAATACTCTTAAAATTTCTGCTTCTTAATATATGATTATTAAAAATATCTATCCCGCAATGATAGTCATACCCGCATTTCGCATTAGAAATCTGCGTATCTTCAGTAAAGGCCGAGTAATTCCATTTATAATCGGGCGTATGACCAACTGTGCCATTTATATGTTTTCCGTTATTTGAAATAAAGTTTAGGCACTCTACCTCGTCTGATCCTTCATTTTTAACAACTTCTGTTATTGGGTTGAAAAGCACGTTCGATGCATAACTGTTAATCTGAACGATAAGCCTAATTTTATCAGACTCTTTTCGCTCTTTTAAATAAACGCCATAAGAATCAACACTTTTATTATATAAGCCACTTGGTAATACACCATTGGTATTAGACAAATCCACATAAACCGTATTACTGACGTTAGTGTGTTCTTTGCTTGTATTTTTATTTAATGGTATCTGCATACTTAAAGAGTCTTAATTTGCTTGTATGTTATTTTTTGGTTGTCAAAAATCCAATATAATTCCACTACATTTGATTCTAACACCAACCCGGAGAGGTCTATTTCCCAATTATTCCCGTTTTTATTTCCATAAAAAGTATAATCATATACCGTTTCAGTACTTTCATCTGATATCTTTACCTTTGCAAAACAATACACACTTGTTATACCTGTGTCATTAGTGTTGATATATATTTTATCCGAATCATATGTAACCGATTCAAACGGATACTCTTTAATTATATCGGATTCTTCTGATATTTTTGTCGTGATATTTACTGTTTTATTGTCTCCGTTCTTAACCGTTAATTTGTGCTCACACATAAAATGTGATTCATTTGACGTACCTGAAACAACATTGCTTAACATTTCATCAGATATTGTGAACGCACTTGTGCCATTTATGTATAACACATCATCGCTTATTTCAGTAAAACCATCATATTCTACCATATTTCCGATTGTCGGTTGTAGATAATACAAACATCCGTTATAATCCCCGTTTGAAGTATACTGACATACTAACGAGTAATTATAGTATGATTCTCTTGGTACATGAACTTCCATGAATTCACCCGGTAATACCGTTGCTGTATATCCGTTTATGCCGTTATTTTCCGATTTCAAACCGTCATATGAACAACTCGTAAGATTTAAATTAAAATCATCACTTCCATTAATTACTATATCGTTATCGACGGTTATGGTTTCCGTTATTTGCCCATTAAATCTGTTACCGCTTAATCTTTCGGTTATATTTACGCCGTTAAAAGAAGCATTGTATAAATACGCCTTTCCTGAACTGTTTCTTACAACATCCAATGAATCATTGTAAACATATTCAGTTTCACCGTTTTCACTTAAAACACTTCTCGTGTTAATATCATATCCCATTAATATACCGCCATGAACCTTACTGCCATTACTAATAACAGAATTATTAACACCTAATATAATGTCTAAATTATACCCAATGAATCTCCTGTCGATAATGGGTATCTTATAATAGTCATGGATTGCGTCGTTTATATAATCGATATAAATTTGATCGGTTAAAACGATGTCGCCGTTGGTGATGTTCAACTCCCAATTATCTACATCCTTTTTTAGGTTATTAGCGCTTATCGGTAATCTTTCATCCCCCGTAAACCCTGCCACATATTGTGTTGTTAATGAACTGACAGGTAAATATTTTGTACCACCATCACAATTTATGCTTATTTGATTACTTTGATTATCATATACCCACCTTAAATACTCGCCACCGTCGGATGTGGGCTTTATCTCAACTTTATGTGTGGAAGCGTTTTCATTAAAAATGAATTGGCATAATCTTGCTATAGCATTAAATTTATATCCAACCTCATCATCAGAAAAGTTATAATCAGTGGACCACGATGGACTTATAAATTCATTAAAACTACCACTATTTCCTGTCGACGGTAAAAATAACGAGGCCGGTACATAATTTATGGCTATATCTGTGTCACTTTTACTTAATTCTATTGTTTCAGTGTCGACGACAATCGAATTTTCACAGGTATCACTTTCGTCATCAGTCTTTAACTCTATTGAATAGACGCCGGCCCCAAACTTTTCATCAAACACAAATGAATTATCTTTAAATTTACCGTTTTTCGGAAGAATATACGTTAATGATATCCTTATCCACCTATATGAGTTTCTGTCGGTATCTATTACACGATAAACATGTAACTTGTTTGTGCTTATATCGGGTTCAGTATAAGCATACGGATCTATGACATACCTATCACCGTTAATGTATAAACAATCAATTGAAACAACATACTCATTTCCTTCTAATTCGGTTTTTATTGACATTGATGTATTTGTTGAAGACACAAGTACCTTTTTAGTAATAAAATTACCATAATTATCAGTAACTTTAACAGTATATGTGCCGTTATAAAGACCATCTATAACATATTCATTTGCGTTGGTGAGGTCTGTGTGTCCGCTTTCTATATTGTTACTCCATTCTACCGACGCTATATTCGATTTCGATGATGATATCTTTATTCTTCCTGATTTATCATCACACGGGTATATTCTTGGATAATTAACTATATCCACCTTCATTGTGTATATATTGCCATCCTTACACGGTGTGAAATAATCTCTTCTAAATATGTCCATAGCCGAATTTCCACGGACTAATCCGAAGAAGAAATAGAACGAATTGTCATATAACGGGAAATGATAATTACCTGAATCGGCATAGTACATTTTAGTACCATTTGGGCCAAAACGGAATTTCAGATAATCCTTTGAGGCCATATCACTCGAATAACCATCAGTATACTTTTCTATGAATTGCCCCATTCTACCGTCAAAGTTAGACGGATACAAATGTTTTAAATCATATGTTTCATAACCGGTAGATTTATTTTCTCTTCTCTTAATTAATTTGTTATAATTAAGCGTTGCGAACAAAGAGCGCCCGTTTACATCTAACAGTTCATGCCTTGTTATTAACCCATCAAAACCCAACGATATATTGTTATTTGTATCTGCATAGTATCCATCTTTTCCAACGCCTAATTCACATAGCCTTTCAACGTTTATGCACGATTTTGGCTTTGTACCTGCAACTATATCGGTTCTTTTCATTAAGTAACTCGCTAATCTCCTTATACTCCACCCGAATTTTGCACGTTGTTTTGCAAACCCGAAAAGAACACCATCACGGTACCACATTTTTTTATCTGACCACTTCTTGTTGTTGAAAATACTATAACTTTCACTTAATTCCTTATTTACCTTTTCAGGCGAATTGTCTTGCCATATTAACCCCCAATTCATGCCATTTATATATGACGTTGTGCTGCTATATACTTCTGTTTCTGCTGTATTAACTTCAGTATCATCAGTTAAACCGTCGTTAACAGTAACCTTTTCATTTGAAATGGGCAATATGTTACTTGTTGTTGACGGATACGTATCTGTTATCTGCGGAATCGAATCAAAATCATTGTCAATTAAACTACCAAGCATAACAATGTCTGTGGAAAAACACCTCACATAATCAGATACCGATGATGAATTGTTTGCCATTCCGTTTACATAATAATAAACGTGAGTATTATCAGCATTTTTATGGTCAAAAATACAACCATGTCCGCACATTTTTCCGTCATTATGCTCAAAAGCATATGAGATATCATTGTCACTTCCTTTATTTTTACTGTTATAATAACTTTTTTGCGGATATGATAATTTTAGTAACTTGACATTATTATACGGTAGATCGCATGTATTTACCAAATACATGGTCCCGCCACTATTATACCTGCAAAAACTATCTTCAAATACGTCTTCTCCGGATTTATATTTGCTTTTCTGCCTATACCGTCTATACCATAACGGAAAATAAAGTGCCCCATTTATCCAATCATTATAAAAATCTAACCCTATTGAGTCACTGTCTTCGCTTACACGTTCAAGTAATGCATCATTTGTGGCTTCCGTATTCCTTCCCTTTATAAGATTCCATATTTCAGACCACGAATTCTTCTTTCCATAAACCTCACGCATTAACGAATAAGCGGATACTTTAAATTTTAAATTTAATTTATTGTAAGGAAATGGGTTATGAGACTCTGAAGCATGTGAATTAACGGATTTTATACCTATAAATCCATCGTCTTGATAATTCGATGTTCCTTGTATCCTTGGTATGTAAGATTTTACGGTATATACCTTATTCCAATATAAATCTCTGAAGCATTCTTCGGGAGTAAATGTACCATATTCGTAATAGTCATCATTTTTGTAATTAACAACTTTAGGTGTAATAGACTCCGAATTAATATCAGGATTATTAGGTATCAGATACTTTGCACTATGAACAGAAGAAGCCAAATTCCCGTCATCTTTTAATGATACCCTAAACCTAACCCTCGCCCTCGTCGGTATACCTTTATTGGGATTGTTTGTCGGTACTATATTTCCAAACTCGTCAGTCCCAACGTAGTCTAAATTCATTGGTATCTGATAGCACCATACCCCATTAGAATCTATCAACTGATTTCCGTTTATTTTAAACTCTTCAACATCGTCAAAATAAGTTTTCCTTATCATTTCAATCGTACCTTCACTTGTAGTTAATTGACCTGCGTCACCAAGTGATGTTTCAGGTTTACAATTGTTTGATATACTGTTCTTCTGATTATCAGTAAAAAGGCATCCTAAAAAAACACAACTTGGTTTAAAATCATATTGTATTTCTATGTCTTTTCTTGTGATAGATATTTGTTCATATTCTGAATCCCCCCAGAAAGGGTATACTACAACACTTTCATTTTGCGAATAAACCTGAGGTAACCCATCCAAATTGTTACTGTCTTTAAATTTTGTGGGAGAATCAAATTGATTTATATTATACCCGTTACCTATGAAATCTCTTGGTCTTTGTGATAATACGCCTATGTCGCTTAAGTCAATATCGACATGAAGCATTGTGTTTCCCGTTGGGATGCCGGGTATCATATAGTCACCTGACTTGTTCGTAACAGTGCTATATTTCCAATATTTGTCATAAACCTCAAGAACAGCATCGTTATCCAATATCATTCGCTTTGAAGGGAATGTACCTACAGGGGTATAACATTCTTCATCTGAATGTATTTTAAGTAAATTATATCTTTTTTTCTCACCATTCTCAGAGTTTATGTCTGTATATGGGTATAATGTTTGTATTTCACTTCTAAATCTGTCTTCTTCGGATAAAGGTATAAATACGGATATCTTGGCATTCGGTATACCGAACGCTTCATTAGCCAAGACACGTCCAACTATTATGCCGTAATTAGACGTTTCTTTCTTATATTCACCTATATTGTTAAGCTCTAAAGAAAGAATCTTAAGAAGGTCAACATCTTGTTTTAAATTGACCTTTAAAACACCGTCAGAGCCTAATTCAGTATTTATCCTATAACTTTTATCCATTATGAAAATAATTTATTTACAATTAGAAATATCCCCAATTTAACTCTTAAAAAGAAGGACATCTCATATTCGTATTTATGTACTATAGCATTTCCAAGTTCTCTAAAATTATTAACCCTAAGACAATTGCAATTATGCCTCATCATTTACCTTTCTTTCACCCTTAGTTGTATATCATTTATATTTTTTACTTCGTACATGGCATTATAATCACAATATAAAACCCTGTCAATAGCATCAAGGTCAATCTGATATGATTCTGCGCCAGTGTGTGTTTTAAATACATTTAACGACGGTGAAGAACATGTGCCTTCCTCTAATTCCGGGAATGGGCATTTGTCCATGCTGTAGCTTCCATTGTATATATTATATACGGATAAATTAATAAGGCTTAAAACACCGTCTATGAGCATTATTTCTTTTTCAAGATCACCTATAAAAATGTCTTCGCCCATATCATGATTATTAACATCCATGTATTCTTGAACCTTATTTATAATATTATTCATAACAGAAGCCGTGTTATAACTTTTATCAACAAACACATCAATTAAGAAGCCTATATTGTATATTTTACCACTTCGCATCTCGATATAATCATTGATTGATTTATAATTAGACATGTATTCAATCATGTTATTAACCAGTGTTTCAGGTAATGACTTGTCTAATCTTCCGCTTGAATCAAGTCCAAGGGTGCTTATCTTTATTTTATTGTTTTCTTCTATAACACTCGCTCTAAACGGTGCGCCGTATTTTGGCGGCATAGTAAGAAGCCTGTTTTTATAATCTTTTACAGTAACACACCTTTCCTGCGCAGAATTATTGTATTTTATCATATATTTCAGTTCTTCAGTCGATGGAGCACTCTTTCCACCAACCGATGGCGAAGCGTTTATCACCGAAATTGAACTCTGTACTCGTCCTTTTTCCTGTGGAGAAGTGGCTGTATCATGAAAATCAGTACTTAAAAGACTTATGTTGTTTATAGCACCGGGGGCTAAGTTTGTTTCAGCACCACCGCCGATATTATAAAGCACATACATGGTCCACCCTTCTTTAGGTAGAACGCCCAACATATCATTGTTGATTATTTTTGATGTCCTGTATTGGTAGTATTTTGTCGAATCATCGGGTATACTCTTATACTCAGAGCCACTTCCAAAAATTAATTTCATGTATCCATTATCAGTATATTCCGTTATGAATTTTTGTGTTATCGGGACCCATTTTCCTTTATATATCCTTGTGGTCCTCTTTGAGATAACCTCATCATCAGTTATACTTTCTTCATAATCAACATATGATTCCGAATTGTAATAATCGTTTATAACACCGTTTTCAAAATTTGTTTCAGGTAAATAAAGGTATTGGTCAGCCAAACAATCCATTTCAAAAAACCTATATGTTTTTGCGGCTTGCTCAGTTTTTCTATACTCTTCAGCATTTATGTAATATTCTTGAAAATCAGGGTCTACACTTAAATTTGCAGCCTCTTTACAAATGACGGATTCCACATTCATCACATTTGTGTCCGGTAAAACAACCTCCATAAATGGTTTTATATCGGAATCCGTTAGAACCTTTTTGTATACGCGCATCAATCCGTTCATAACAACGGCTGTTTTAGTTACAGTGTAACTTGTTATGGAACCATTTGTATCCCTGTTAGGGTAGAATGTTCTATTAGAATAGCCATCCTTATTAAACTGTTCAGCAAAATCAACGTCTTCCGTTAAGTGAAAACTATAATTACCCGCTGAAACGGTGGTAGAACGCTTGATTATCGGCGCATAGTCATAGTTCGGTGAGTATCCACCATTTTCACTTTTAACGCCAAGTATACAACTAAACCTAACTTCACATGTACTACCCTTCGGTCCGGGAACCTTAAGGCCGTTTAATCTGGCAATATTTAGTACAGTGCTCTTTAGGTTGGCGCTATTTATATTATTTTCCTGATACATTCTGTCTATGTGATATCCCAAATTATCAGAAACAGAAGCCATAATATCAATAAACCAAGACCCGACACTACTATCGCTATATGAGTCGGCCATTTCCGGGTAATATTTGTTACTGAACTTTATAAGTTCGGTTCTATAATCTTCAAATGTCCGTGCTAAATAATTGATGTGCTTTTCCATAAGTTCTAAATTCAAAATTATAATTCAACAATAAAACTATCATCAGTGTATAAATTACCCTGTATAATAGAATAATCTATTCTGACAAATATTTGGTGGTCATTATCTTCGCTTTTTACTATTTGTATATCTTTAAGTGAAATATTAGGGATGTATCGTTCTACCGAAGAACTTATTTCGCTTCTTATACCTGACCAAGCGGATGCGTCGTTCAATTCAAATATGTATTTTATAAGGTCAGTACCAAATTCAGGACGGCGAATCCTGGTTCCTTTCTGTGTGAATATAACATTCATCAGTTGGCTCCTGACCTTCTCCTTCAAACTACTATTTAAATCTAAAAGATAGTTCTGATATCTATCAGACCTAAACGGATACTTTAAACCGTAATATTGTATTTGTGGCATAATTTATAATGTCTTTACAAAATAAGTATCCAAAATATACTTTTTTTTCGTTTATAATCAACAAAAAAGTCACTGATAAACATCAGCGACTTTTGCCTATTATGATAAGTAAAGAGCCAAGTTCTATTAACTTAAGAGAATGGTTGAACTATACTAACCGCACTTACTATACCCACAATTTTTACAAATAAGACATCCGGATTCTCTTGTCAATTTTGTACCACATTCAGGACATTTTTCTTCCAAATCATCTGCATTTGTTTCGTTTGATGTTATACACTTCCTTAACGTTCTTATAACGCCATTTTTCCAAGTATTAATATTTGATTCATCAAGACTTAAAGAAGATATAACTTTGATGATGTATTCAACCGGCATTTTATGCCTTAGTAATCCGGATATTAATTTTGCATAATTCCAATATTCAGAGTTAAACATCCTAGAAAGACCTTGAACGCACGTCTGATACCCATCTTTGTCGGTATAACAAATATCATATCTCGATTTCTTTACCTGAGCGCCATTTTCGTCAGTGGTATCTTCATAATTCTTTACTATACTACCTTCTGTTACCCATGTGGGTATGTTTAACCTTTCTTGAAGCCCGGTGAATATTTCATATGGCTCATTGTCCATCATTCCAACAACAGAAACCCACTTATCACCTTTATTAACAAACCTGAATATTTTACATTTCAGCGATTTTGGCCTACGTTTCGCGACATTCGCCATAACCCCTTTTTTGCTGCTATCTTCTTTGTTAACAGATACCATAACACCAGATCTACAACCATCTCGATATACAGTAACGCCCTTCAAATTATCCTCCCACGCACTAAAATATATTTCATTTACCTCAGATTCAGTGGCGCTATTCGGCAAATTTAATGTACTTGAAATCGAATGTGTAGTATATTTTTGGACTATTGATTGCAACTCGATACGCCTTTTCCACTCTATCTCATTCGCGGTTGAACCGTACCATGGGGATAATTTATAAATTTCAGCCCATTTGTCGGAATTCCATTCATTACAACCCTCACCATAATTAACAATCGCCCATTTTTTAAGACCCGGATGAACCGTTAGGTATTCAGTGAATTTTTCACCCACATTATCGACGTAGTCAACCCTATCCGTCGGTTTCATACATTTAACCCTTCTTGTATAGATAGGCATAAATACAGGCTCGATTCCGCTGCTTGTTTGAGCCATAAGGCTTACTGTACCTGCCGGTGGGCATGTGCTCCAACTTGCATTTCTATGCCCGTATGTCATAAACCTTTTATACAAATCAGGCATCTCAGATTTAAACCTCGCATACCATTCATTGCCATTAAGTTCATTCTCCTTGTTATACAATGGGAAAGCACCTCTTGTTATAGCCATATCAATTTGACAGTCAACCTCGGCAATAAATTTAACGCGCATAATATGTTCGATAGTCTTCAAACTCTCATCAGAATCATATTTCATACCAAGCATCGCAATCGCATCGGACAACGCAGTAAAACCAAGACCGCAGCGCCGACCGTTTAATGAGTTGTTTAAAAGGCGCTGATATAAATTATATTCACTATTTCCCTTGTCACCGTCTTTTTCAATCTTATTTAAAATTCTTAATATTGCATTTTTCTCAAGGTCTACTAAATCATCGCTTAACCTCATAGCCTCATAAACGTGCTTATAAAATTTTTCATAATCAAAAAAAGCATCTTTAGTATAAGGGTTTTCTACATATGAAGAAATATTCAAATTCATTAATCTACAAGAATCTTCATGCATGAAAATTTCACCACAAGGGTTCGATGAAGTACCCTTTAACTCTTTATAAACACTATCCGGTGAATAATTGAAATGTTTATCTTCAAATAGGATTCCGGGTTCTCCTGTGTTCCACGCACAGTGAATTAGTTTATCCCATAATTTTTTCGCCTTAATTCTCTTACAGTAAACACCGCTTTCACAATTGGTTAAAACGTCATATTCCGGTTTACTGTTATCTTCTGTATTTTCGAATTTGTCGGTTATATAATCATATTTTTCTATTGGCCATACCTGATAGAAATCAGAATCAGATTTCACGCAATTCATAAATTTGTCGGTTATCTTTACAGATATATTAGCCCCGGTAACTTTAGTTAAGTCTTGTTTTTTCTCTATAAAAAATTCTGAATCAGGGTGAACAATATCTATTGATATCATCAGCGCCCCACGACGGCCCATTTGTGCTATGGTATTAGTAACATGACTAAATAAATCCATAAACGATGCCGCACCTGTAGATGTTTTAGCCGAGTTATTCACCTTCGATTTGCATGGCCTTAATTTTGATATATCAAAACCGACACCGCCACGCCTTTTCATAAGCTGTGACTGCTCATTGCATACCCTGAAAATATCCTCAAGGCTATCATTAGGTCCGTCTATAACCCAACAGTTCGAATATGAAACAGGTAAAAACCCTCCAAGGCCGCTCATGACAGATCCTGCGGGTATCACATACTTAAATTTGTCGAAATAGTTAAAAATATCCTCTTCAGTCAATTCATTCCTGTTATACCCATATTCCGACAATTTCATTTTCTTATTTTTAGTATTATCAGAACTGATATACCCGTTCTCTACCTCAAAAAAGGCTTTGGCAAGACGACGGTGCATATCTTCCGGTGTTTTCTCAAGATATTCACCATTTTCGTTTTGTAAGCAATATTTCTTAATCCACGTATTTGAAGCCATTTCATCGCCATTAAAATATTTCATAGTTGCCTCAAATACTTCATCATAACTATAAACCATAACAAATATATTGTAACATTATTGCGTTAGCAAATAATAAATAACACTTAAATTTTAAAACTAAATCTCAAATCAAAAACTATTTTATAACACATTGAAATGGCGCTTATAACACATGAAAATTTTCTATTTTTTCTGTTGCTGAACTATTTTATTGAAAATTTCTATCTGTTTTTCTTGAGCGTCTTCATTCTGTTTCGCCTTGAACTGTAATATACCATCAAGTTCCTGAACATTATCCGTGCTTATTCTACATGTTCCATTATTAAATTCAACATTTTCGAATATTTTACCGGCTTGTCCTGCCCTGTTTTTCAAAATGGCTACCGTAGCCTTACTTTCAGCAATGTCTTCGACTGTTCTGGCAATACTCATTATTATATGAGCCACTTGTATCTTCTTAAAAGAACCACCAGCTTTATCCATTGTTACTAATTCAGCATTAACGGAATCTTTTGTTCCTTGTGTCGGTATCCATATGGCCATATCATATTCACTGGCCATAGATTCAAATTTACGCATGGTTACGCCTTCTTTTTCGTATTCGTTAGTAGAATCAACGTCTTTTCTATGTTTTAGGCATTCAAAATAGTCTACTATTAGCATATCCGGTTTAAACCCGTTGTTTATAAATTTTTTAATTATACGCTCGATATCCCATGCAGTTTTCTCACCGGTTGGAAGCCTTAGTATTTTTAAATTTTCTTGCAATTTTTCGGAGGCATCACTCTCTCTATATACCTCCAATGTATGCCTTACAATATTTACGTATTCCTCTTTAGACAAATCTTTTGATTCGACACCGGTTATTTTCGCTATATGCTTTCTTTTTATGTTTTTTATTTGATCCTCGAATACTATCTGAAGTACCTTATACCCATTTTCAGCCGCGTTAGAAGCCATAGCCGTTGTTAGAGATGTGTTGTGCGTGACAATGAACCCATCAGTGATGTACAAATGCTCTTTGCTGTCAACCATTATGCATTGCGCTTCTTTTTCACCAACATATTCAACAGAAATAATGCCGTTGTTATAAACATTATCACTACCAAAAAAGAACCCGTTGTTTATTTCCAACTTTAAATCATTTATTTTTAACACGTCATATCCCATGGAAAGTGCTAACTCCCTGGCTTCCTCACAATCTGTTTTACTATCGAATTTATAAGTCGTTAAATTTGTTTTCTTGGCATTCGACGCTATAATGTCTCTATATCTTTTTTCTGCATACATGTACTCCGTACTAGAATTTACAACGCTTTTACTAAACTGAACGTAATATTTTCTTCCTTCCGAAATACCGTCAATGATTTCCGACAATGTAAGCGTTTTTGTTTCAAAATCAATGTCTGTCTGGACATTCCATAAATGTTCTATGTCACACTCGCAAAAACTACCACTACTGAACCCTACCTTGTATATGGGTCTTTTCCCTTGTGGAAATACACCGGAAACCTTATAAACGCCACCATCAGGGCCTATAACATTAGAGCCTACTTTCATATCTCTCATTTCGACCCACCCTTCAGGTGTGAGTATTAATGATTCCATTGGTTGTGATTTGCCAAAAGAAGAAGGGCCAATTATCACTCCCAATTCACCTTTTCCGATACCGCCTTCTAATGTCTCGTCCACCTTTCCAATACCTGTCGGTATAGCAGTTCTATAATCTTCCGATAAAGTTTCTTCCAAATTGTCAAACACTGAAACTCCTAATTCGGTTTTTACTCCTGAATTAAGTGCCTTTGTAAGAAGGTCAACGCATTTGTCATATTTCGACATATCACCATCGCCGGCTATTCTTAATATTTCGTTTGCGGTCTTTATTATATTTTGTTGCTTAAAAAACTTAATGGCTAAATCTTTTACGTACTCAGACCCTTCAGAACTCGTGTTTTTTACCTTGTTTAAAACAGCCTCGTATGTATCCCTTTCATATTCATTATGCGCACGTTCATATAAAAGTGTTAACATAATATCATAACTTGGCTTTGAGTTGTCGTATTTGTCAGCATAATCTTTCATTATGCCAACAAATACTTTCAACGTCGGGTCAGTAAACATGTTTTGGTCAATTATATCAGATAAGTCACTAAAAAGATCCTTGTCCGACATAAACTCATGAACAAGTTTAAACTGAAACGGCTCACCCAGAAAACCCAAATCTTTTCTTCCCGGTTCACCCATTTTTAATACAGTGTTTTAAAATATTCCTTTGTTTTGTTAGATAAAGCCTTCCTCCAACCGTCTTCTACGTCACGGTTTATCTCACTCATTATGGTTTTATATGTTTTATCACCATATTCTACTGCGCATGTATATTCACCCAATTTTTGGTATCCGTCTTCCCTTGGTGAGCACATCCTGCAGATTTCCCTTGTTATAAGGCTTAAAACATTAGGCCTGTCAATTATCATAGAGCGCAGAATGTTCATTTCAATCGTAAGTCTGTCCTTATTTTTTTCAAAATATTCTTCTTTATCATAAGAATAGGTTCTCCCGTCTTTTGTTGTGATTTTTACATACTTGTTTGCCAAATCAACATTGTCTCGCACGGCTCTTGGATAAACGCTCCCATCCCATATGCGGCTGATAACTTCTTTACCATTATCATAAATGGCAAATTTAAACGTGCTATCCCACGGTTCAATTGTCTTAGTGCTGAATTCTTCATCAGGTTCATAACCAAGGCTTTCACGACCGTAGTACCACGTGTAAACCCGACTCTTCGCATTTAAGTCATCTTTTATCGACCGAACAAGTACGTTGTCGACGAGATCTTTAAACTCTTCCGTTTCCATACTATGATCAATATACCCATTGATCTTAAAATTTCTCTTACAAATGATGAAATCATTTACGTAAACAGCGAACTCAAATCGTTCCTGCTCATAAACCCTTTCTTTTTCCATTATATATATTTTTAAAATTAAACAATCAGATTAATCAATTTCGATGCAAATATACAAAAATAAATCAGGATTTTTCTTTATAATATTGCATTTCCTGTTTTTTTAGGCGTTCAAAAGCGCTGAATAAATTTCCAAATCTTTGTTCATCAATTAAATCGGAAAAATCATTTTCCTTTATTATTTGATAAACATTTTTTATATCCCTTCCTTCGGGGTCTAGCGGGGCATATAACATCTCGTTTAGCGCATCATGCGCTTCATTTGTCAACATTGGTTCTGATAAATCTATTATTTTCCTATTTATTTCATAGATTTTGTCCCCTTGACTACCTTCAGTAACCGAATTAACTATATTTTCAAGCGATTTAAGAGGCTTTTTCTTTTCAGCCTTACGTTCCTCTAAAATCTTCTTAGAATCCTCTAATATCTCATTTATAGTCGTTTTTTTTGTCTTTATATTTGGGAATAATTTCATAAGGCCCGTTTCAGCCACACCCTTGATACCTTTTATGTTGTCTGAAGTGTCACCACATATTATTTTTCTCAAAACAATGTTTTCATATGTACACCCTAACTCTTCGATTGAATTTTCAGGTGTAACAAATTTCTTTTTTGACGGTATATACACACATACGTCATCCCTTATCAATTGTGTTAAATCCCTATCGCCACTAACTATGACTATTTTCTCATTCGGTCTTTTATTTTTAACATAATAAGCGATTAAATCATCACCTTCCACATTATCGAATATATATTGTCTTACAAACAACTCATCCAATATTAATTGGATTATACCCCTTTGCCGTTCATAATTTTCTTCATCAGTTTCACTCCTTTTTACCTGATTTTTATGACTTTTATGCCATTCTATTACTTTTTTGCAATATTCATTTATTTTCCTGTCATACTCAGATTGTCCTAAATACAATTCATAATGCTTATTTCTGTTGGCTTTATATTCAGGTAAATACTTAGCCCTTAATATACCGCTTTGTTCACCATCATAACATGCAACACAAAAATTAAAATCCTTTTTTAAAAGTAAATTATGAATTTGATACAATGTTTGGAATATCATCCCATACTCAACACCTTTAAAATTAGCCCTCTTATCAACAAGGCTAATTTTCATCAAATTAGACATGTCAATAAGAAGGGTGTATATAGGTTTTTCATTATTTATGTTATTCGCCTGTGAAATACTTTTCTTTACAACCTGTCGCATCACTTCTGTTTTTCGCAAAAATACAAAAAAACTTTCAATTTTCTATGGATTCCAAGGCTTTAATCTTGAATTATTGTTCAATGTGCTGTAAGGACTCTTAGACGAATATGTACTAAATGATTCTTCAGGGACAAACAATATAGATATATATGCGTTACTGCCGCCAAACGCGTATGACCCTGATGTTGGTGGCGTTGTGGCCTTTAAATATATGTTACAATTTACTGACCCATAGAACGAGTAGTTTCCTATAGATGTTATATTAGGACCAATATTTACGGTTTCAAGTTCGGTACAGTTTGAGAATGCACCTGAATTATTTGATCCAGTTGCTATAGAAGTTATTGTATCAGGCAGCGTCACTTCTTTTAATTTTGCACATCTTGTAAACGCATTTGATGGTATTGAAGTTAACCCCGTGAAATATTTCAATTCGTTAAACATGGTTATGTCTGAATTACCATTGAAAATTGACCCCAAACTTGTAACATTACCGGCTTCTTGATATGATATCTTTCCGTCATTATCATTATCGAAGTTATTTAAACAAATTGTTTCAACATTACTGTCTTCAAACATGATATACATGAACGTTGTGTATGTCACGGTTATATTCCTCTCAACATAAACAGATGGTTTCATGTTAGATGTGGCCCTTATAGTTACGGTTGAATTATTGGCTAATTCAGTTGCATATAATTCACCGGTCCTTGAATCTATATATGCATAATCACTTCCGTTGGTTATCGACCACGTAACACCAGTCATGACCGTGTATGATGGATCATAAGTAACAGTGTATTTTTCACTATTCCCTGTCATAAGTAAGACTTTAGAAGGTCCTTCTATAATAAGCCTTTTTAATTTTTGGTTTGCTTTCGGGTTATTTTCGCCTTTTGGTACATAGAAAAATCCCCTGTCGGCACCTCTATCAGTCGCGTCATCTTTTAAAAACTTCAATGTAACGGTATGTGTGGATGCCGAATCCACATTTGTATATACTATCGGTGTGAAATTGGTTTCATCTGTGGTGTTATTTAAGATAAACGAATAATAAACATTATCCCATTCCGCGTTAGCATAGTCACTTGCAACTTTTCTCGTTGGTGTCTTGTCCAAATCGCCAACAACTAAATAATCATATCCTGCTTCAGCGTCTGATCTGCCATATAATACTATTGTCGGTAAGCCAGAAAAACTTACAGTGGCCACGGCTTCATTTTTACTTTGCCCGGCGTTGGTTGACCTGTATATAATGTCATTTGTTTCTGATCTTGCCGTTGTTGCTTCAAATGATGTAAGCGTTCCTATTGTGAAATAATCAGGTATTTCTTCTTCACTCGTGTGCGTTACCCTAATTGTCTTTGTTGTACTTATAGATGGATTGTCCTGAGACCTTAGCCTTATTATGACCTCTGAATTGCTTGCACCTTCCTTGACTGTAAGAATACCTTTGTTACTTATTGTGGCATAATCATTACCTCTATAGATTTCCCATCCAACATTTTTCTGTGTTGTATTAGACGGGTTTAATAACGCGGTGAACAGTGCTTCATTTTCATAGTCAGGATCAATAACACTTTCAGGCCCTGATATATTTAAGGATATAAGATTCACAACATAAGTACACAATACCGATTTTTCGTAATATATATCAGAATTTGCGGTTGATTGGCACCTTATTACAACTTTAGAATTATCTGCCCCTTCTAATATTGTTAACAAACCGTTTTGATTAATTGTCGCATATTGTGCGCCTTGAACAATTGACCATGTCACACCCGTCTGCGTTGTATCAGACGGTAAAATTTCATGCGTATATTGACTCGTAAGTTGTCCGTCATTTATTATCGAAGCACCTGAAACAGTAATGGATTCTATTGCCTTTGTGTAAGTACCTGTTACCTGTTTTTCTCCATAAACATCAGGTTTCACTATTGAGGTCGCTCTTATGGTAATTTCAGCATTTTCAACACCTTGATTTAGCTCAAGTCTTCCGCTTCCCTCTCCTATGGTGCCATATTGACTGCCGTTCGTTATCGACCATGTTACCGTATCCAACGGTGTGTATGCCGGCGTAGTTGTAATGTAATACGTTGCATAGTTGTTAGTTATCTCATTAACACCTTCAACGGTAATCGATGTCAAATCACCATTCATATACGGTATATATAAAAACGCTCTATCAGAATAACTTGTACTGCCACTATAATTATACCCTCTTACAAAAACCACATCAAACGTATATTCATTTGTGGGTGTCAGGTTGGTAAATGTCACGGGTGTATATTCGGTTTGTGATGAATATGGCGATCCGCTCATTATTATTTCTTGGTTTGTCCAACCTGTATATGTTCCACGCCTGCTATTACTGTTGTTACCACTTGAGGTATATTTCCACCCCAAACTCTTATTTAATTGACCAACAGTCGTGTAAGAAGGATATGGAGTATTTCGATAATAATATTGATATGCGTTGTACCTTACATATACCGTAAACTCAGAATACCCTGAAAAATGGACAGTAGTCTTCGCAGTCGATCCGCCGTTACTTGTTGATGAACCTGTTGGTAGTGCTTTGTGATAATTTGAATTTGATTGATAAATATCCCACCCCTGTGCTGTGTCACTTCCTGAATCAGTCCATGAATTACCGTTTGTATCTATATACCATTGTGGTATGACAAATGTACAAGTAACTGTTTTTTCAGAATATATACTTGGGTTTTCGTTTGATGTTGCCCTTATAATTACTTGAGAATTATTTGCGTTACTTCTTAGTGAAAGAACACCTGTTTCTGAGTTTATTACTGCATATTGGCTACCTGATGTGATAGACCACGTTACATTCTTATTCGATGCATTTTGTGGCAAAACTTGGACAGTATATGTTCCTTTAATGCCAATTATATTACTTTCACCGCTTATAGAAATGGATTGTACAGGTACATCATATTTTACAGTAACTTCTTTTTGAGTAAAAACAGTTGAGCGTTCCATTGAAGTTACTTTTATGACTATAATATCATTATTTGCATTTGGATTTATAGTTAATAACCCTTCTTGTGTAATAGAGGCATATGATGAACCTTCTGTTATTTCCCACAATACGTCGGTTTCATCTGTGTCTGATGGATTGTATGAAACAGTGTATTGCGCCTCTCTTCCGTGTACATATGATAATCCATTAATACCTAAAGAAATAACCTCATGTTTAGCGTCTGATGCGCTAGATAGCAATAATAATCTTCTAGTTAATAACATATAAAACGTTATCTATAAACAACTTATTTTTTAAATCCAATACATCCCTAACGGTATGTTATTTAAATTTTTGTTTAAGTTTTCAGTCATTTGGGCCTGAAGTTCCATTTGTTTCCAAGGTGTCATCATTTCAAGTCTCTCTTTAAGATTTGTAAACACGCGTTCCTTTTCAGTGTTACCCTGATTTGCTAACATGGCATAATCCATGGTCATTTCACCCATAGGTATCGACACTTTACCGGACGCATACCCTCTAATATTTGATACCGTTATTTTAGCCTCAGCGACTAATAACTGCCTTATGAGATTTTTTGTCGGTTCATTAAATAGTTCAAACCTCATTTGGCTTAGTGGTACTTGATCGGGAGTAATGATAACATCATCTTTATTTTCAAGCATGCAATTCATATAGTCATCATCGCTGCCTGAAACATCATAATAAGTGTACCAAAGATAACAGTTGGAGTATTTATTCCACCCCCAACGGTCGTCTGCTGCAACTCCACCTAACATATTTGGCGATCCAGGGACTGACATAAGGTGTATTAAATGCGTTCCTTCGGGACCTGCCGTAACTTTATAAACCAAATCCCCTCGCAGCATGGAGTTTTTGAATTTAAGATCCGTTGATAACAGAGCAACGTCAAACGCGTTTCCTATATAAAAGCCGGTTATACCAAGACCGGGATTTAAATTACCGAATTGCCCGAATCCGCCTGCTATACCCGTATCCAATGCGCCATAACTGCCGAATAAAGCAGCCTTACTCGTAGACGGCGTTAACCACATAACTTTATTTATTTCTCTTCCTGCGGGAACAACATACACTTGTTTTCCACGTTCTATTTTAATAAAATCTTTTTTTAATTCAAACGGACCTCTCTGTTGTAATCCGACTTCTCGGCTAAACCAATATGTGAATTTTTGTGACCATTCAAATTGCCTTACACTCATTGCATAAGCGTAATCACTTGCATTTTGAAAAGTTATTTTATCTTTTCCTTGCATTGTTAACCAATTCGTCATTATTGACCAATTCTGTACAACTTCAGAATAATCACCTATTGCAACTTTTAATATATCGCAAAGTTGTTCGTCAGATAGTTCAACTCTTCTTATTGGTGCGCCAAGAAGAGTCCGAACAATACTAAATAATTCTTTTAAATCTTCCGTTAATTGCATGTGGAATAGCGTTTATTATAAATATGGTTAAAAACAAAAAATGCAGTCATTTGTGACTGCATTTTAAAACCTTAACTATAGCGTTTCTTCATCTGTTTCAGTAAACTCAATGTCCGTTTCTGAAACATCTTCAAATTTACCCGAATTGTCATTATTTTTAAGTTGTTGTATTATGGACGGTAATATTTTTTTCTTATAACCATCAATTTCAGATTCAGATATTATCCCATTACCAACGCAATAAAGTAATCCTTCTCTTGATATATTCCATGGTGTCGGAAGGTGGTTTTTCTTTATGGCTATCGGTGCTACTGAACCATATTCATATTTTTCACCCTTTACAGTCGCTTCAAGTTTCTTTACACCGGATGTTACAATCTTACCGCAGGATATCAAGAGCCTTAGTGCATATTCGAAACTATTTCCACCTTTTAATTTTACAGAGGGCTTACCCATTGTAGCCATAGAACTATCCCATATTTTATTTACAATAAAAAATGAATTAGTGTACTCTGAATTTTGACTACGAGATGACGGTATTCGTGTATTTACAATGGTGTTAAATGCTTGGCTTATACTTCCGGCGTCAAACATATTATTACCTGTTTTTGACATATATGATTTAAATGAACCGATACTGCCAACTGAATCCCATACAAACAATAAAGGCATCGGTAATTCGCCGTTTTCCTGCTTATCGAGTAAATCATTAATAATATAAGCAATGTCTTCAATAACAGCAACCTTTCTTTTTGTACTCTTCCTCGTACTTGTCGAATAGTCCATATCTCCGCAATAATCACACATAGTATCATTATTGAACATTATGAAGTTTCCGGTATAGTCGGTTATAATTTCTTCTCCCGTTTCTTCGTCAACCTCATATGTTGGTTCGGCTTCCATACCACACTCTATCGCATATTTAAAATCAAAATTACTTTCTGTTTCAAATATAACGGGAAGGACGCCTTGCTTTTGCGCAGCAGCAATCAAGCAATTTTTAATTGTACTTTTACCCGTGCTATTCCATCCGTAACACCCGCAAAAATAACCCATTGGGATACCAGGTAGTGATAAAGCGTCCTGAAACCCTTTAGGCATTATAAACCATTCTATTGGTTTTTCAGCCACTGAATTTTTAATATATTTATCCTTAAATTCTTTTATATCAAATTTTTTAATACTTGCACCTTTTTTTACAGCCTTAACAGTTTGTTTCATATTCGCTATTATTATGTCTTATTTTATCTTTCCAACACCTTCTACACATTGGTTTATATTTCTCTTCGGCACCTATCTCTATTTGAGTACCTTCTGTTATTACACTTAAATCAGTATCAACCTTAGCGTTTATTATTGTTTTTTTACCACATTCGCAGGAAGATTTAAGTTCGATAAATTCATCAGCAATTTCAAATAAACGTTTAGTTGACGGAAATAAATGTGATTTAAAATCTGTTCTTATACCATAGCACATTACACTCACACCCAAATAATCGACAATATCAGACAATTGGTCTATTTGTTTCTCGGTTAAAAATTGGCATTCATCAACCAATATCCACTTTATGTGAGAGTCATTTTCAAATGTTCTAAAATTATTATATTGCTTAACTACTTTGAAAATATCTGTGTCAGGTGGTATCACAGCACAATCTGCCTCCATTCCGGTTCTTGATTTTATTTTATCACCATCACGTGTATCAAGCGATGATTTTATTATCATAAAAGGAATGCCTTTTTCTTTAAAGTTGTATGCTGTAGCCAAAAGATTTAATGATTTGGCTGAATTCATGCAACCCCAATAAAATATCATTTTAGCCATTTAAAACAATAAATTAAAATAATGAAATCTAAAGGCCACTATCAATGCATTTAGCAGCCTTTAGATTCTTTTATTTTTAGAAAGGTAAATCCTCCTCATCTTCGGTTTTAATGTCATCTTCTTCCTGTATCGCAGTTTTTATATCCTCACTAACAGGTTTTACCTCGTTTTTATTGACATATTTACCTAATTCCTTATTGAAAACAGGTACACCATTTTGCCCGATAATCGTCATGTATTCATAACTCTTAACCGTGTACACATCGGTCCACTTCTTATCGTCATTAATCCATTTATTAGCGAGTTCTTCATCACTTGAAAGTGGTGTTGGTACACCTGCGTCGATAATTTGGAATACCGATTTACCGTTTGAGTCCCTTGTTATCGTTATTATTAAATCTTTACCATTATTCAAATCAAAAATGTTATAGCCATTTGCTTCATTTGAACGCTGCATAAAAAGGTTATACATTTTGTCATAAACGCCATCCTTCTTTTTAGAGTCGTTAAAAAGCCAAAATTTAACGCCATCATCTTCATGGCCCCTTTCAATACACCTTACAAGCCATGAATCCTTAGCACGGTACATAAACTCGATATCCCCATAACGTTTTTTAGCCACTTCATCAGTTGTTTGAAACCTCATATTACGGGCTTCTGTAGATGCTTCACAAAACGGACAAGTTGAATTCTTGGCATCTTCAAAAACGTTTTTCTCAGGGCAAATAAATGTCTTCCATCCACTTGGAGAGACCTCTTTATTTACCTTCACCGTATGTGTTATGACCTTTTTGAAGGGTGAACGGTTTTCACTTGAAAATGGTAAAAGTCTAATTGTTAATGTTTTTGATGTCTCGTTTTGCGCAAGTCTTGCATTTAAATAATTCTTAGCGTCAAAAACATTCTTTCTAAAATTGTTAGTTTCAGTTTGTTTTTCATGCTGTCCAATGATAGCCATCGGGTCGATGTTGACCCCAAAATTTAAATCATTCATAATATAATTATTTTATTTTGGTATATGCCGCATTAACACGGCTAAAATTATTATTTCACATTGCAAATATACAAAAAATCTCTCTATTATTTTCATAAATGGGTGATTTTTTAACCACCCATTTAATCAAATTCCGAATATTTTTTTAATATCTTGATTCAAATCATCATCAATATCAAAACTATCAGACATTTCCTTATCTGTTACATCTGATATGTCGTTTTTTGTAATAGTATACTCTTTTTCGGGTTCATTCCCATCAGAATAAGGATTGTAGTTACTATCTTCCGATTTTTTCTTCCAATATTCTTCAGGTGTAACCCCGTATGGATAAGAGTCTAAAGATCTAAGTCCTAATTTCTCCTCTTGAGTTGGATTCCTCTTCTCAAACTCATTTTTAAGATTTTCTATCTCAGCATTATTGTTGCTAATCATTGATTCCATAGACTCAATAGAATTCATAAGTTTTTCTATTCTGGCGTCTATTTTACCTAAATCTTGGCCAACGGAAACTACTTTATCGTTCACTTTTTCCTGCGCCTGAACCATATCCTCAACATCAATAACCTCATCATCGGCTCCGAACTCCATGTTGTCTGGTTCAGGGTTAATATCAGCGCCGCTTTCTCCGAATCCCTGATCGCCCATTTCCATGCCATTACCTTGTCCGATATTGTCAGGCCCGTATGGTTCGTTCCCCTGCTGCATGTCGTTTTGCATGGGGATACCTCCTTGTTCATTTCCTGCCATATCAGGCATTTGTTGATTAGGCATTTGTTGGTTAGGCATTTGTTCTTGGTTTTCCTCATCGTTATCTTCTTCGATAGGCTGCGCCCATCCAAAACCTTCGGTGAGTTCCATAAACCTCTTGTAATTTTCAAGCAGGTTGTTCTTTTTTAGATATTCTATGTTAACCATTTTATATTAGTCCATCAATAATTCTTTATTATCTTCAGTTAAAATCGTTTTGAAATTATCCGCACGTTCAATTAAACCCATATCATTTTTCAAACGTTTAACATTTTTGATAACAGGGCTTTCGCTTCCGAGAATTTCATTGGCCAACGCTATTTTACTTGCAGTGTCCATAACTCATGTATTTTTTTTTAAATTATTCTATTTAACATTCCGTCAAAAGGATAACGGATTTTGTATGGTTTTATATAAATATCACTCATTCAGTTAAAAAAAGTGATTTATCATCTATTTTTGTTATTTTTTTTACTGATAGTGCTTTTTTAGATAATAATATAAGAAGACCCCTGTATTTTTCCCAATCTATAGTAACCTCAGAATTTGGAGTATTAGTTTCTATTTTTGTATTCTCTATAATAGTGTTTAATGCGTTTATAGAAAATAGGCACCCGTTTTTTACATGTAATGTAGTGGCCTTTTCTTCAAAATCAACCATTTTATCTCTTCTTGTCTTAAATGTTACGAGATATTCTTGGTTATTACCGTCTATTTCATACACGAAAACTTTGTTTATGTCTGTTTTACACTTATTTTTTATTTTCTCTAAAAATGTTAATATTTTATTTTTCTTTATAAAGAAGCCGGCCAATACTTTTTTATTGTTTGTTGTTTCCATTGATGTTATTTCATTGAGGCGAAATATGGTATAGAATACTCATAATTTCTTATTTCTCTACCAACAGCACGTATGATAGAACTATCATCGTTTATTACAACATTGTTTTTATTGTTTTTTATTTTAGAAATAACTTTTTCCGTACTAATACATGCATATTTTAATATATCTAATGATACACCGTACACATTATTTTTACATTTATCTTCAACATAAATCATGCTGTTATTATAATAAATATAGTGTTTATCGTTAGAATTAATCAATAAATGATATAATTTCTTCAAATTATTATATCTTAAATTTATAACATTAATATAATGATATTTTATTTTATTTATTATATTATTAATAATAACGTTATAAAACATAATAATATTTTTATTATAAAATTCTCTATTTTCTGTAAGATAATAAGTCCAATATACATTGGAATTATTTTTAATATTATTAATTAAATTTAAATCATAATCTTTAATTAAATCATAATTAATAATTAATTTATTATTTAATATATTAAAATTATCACCGGATAATTCTTTTGCTTTATTTATTCCGACAACTAATATTGGTTTTGACATGTCTTCTATTTCAGACATGTCACTTACAACTTTTACGATTTTTTTTATATTACGTAACTTCTTATCAGTTATTATATAACCAAGTATACCCATAAATTATTTTACAAAAACTTTTACCGAGCAAATATACAAAAAAAATCTACCATTTAGAATAGTAGATTCTTTTGTCCGTACTTTCAGATTACTTCGACCACGGGTTAGATATCATTCCGTTTTCCCTTGTTATCACAGAACTTGTTTTATTTGCCATGTTTTTCCAATCGATCACCACATTTTGTTCTTTTAAGCGATTAACCTCAGGTTCTTTTTGCACTCTTTGCGGTAGTTTGTACCCCTGTTTCAACATTTTTGAAGGCCAACCCTGTTCTTCAAACAGATTATCATCAAATCGCCAAACACACAATGAGCGGCCATCCGAAGATCCAACCCTCAATTCATTGCTATATGGTATTGAATCATTCTGTATAAAATCACTTCTCCAATCCAAACCCGTCCACATTTCACCGTGAGTAGTGAATGTTCCGTTTTCATGTTTAGCAAGCATTGTAACAATATCACCAGGTTTTAATTCACATGTTTTCAACCAATTCCTAACGCTTTCTATGGAAGTATTTGATGTACTATATATAAGTCTAAACCCATAATTACCCATTTTTGTACCTGTTTTATTATGTACACCTGTGGGACCTATCCACCAATTATCTGAATTAAAACAACAATTAAAACCTTTTTTAGCAAACCCACGTTTATACCATGTACTTGGTCCTGAAGTACAACACCCGTGTCCTCCATCACGCTTTAATACATATGACGTATCAAGTTTTTTGGAATCAAGCGTGTTGCAATTCGAACAAACTTCAGCCATATCAATATAAACGTTGTCACTCACTTCACCGGTAAATACAGGCGCACCAATCAACCCTTCATTAGGTACAATACTTTCACAATCAGCAATATTAAACCATGATAGCATTTCTTCCGAAAATGTCGGTGATTTTATAACAGACAATGGATTCCCTGTTTTTATAAACTTTGCGACCGATAACAAGTAGTTTTCACTTACATGCTGTACTAAAACATCCTTACTTCCAATGTTATCAGGTATTGTAAATACCGTGTCATTTGAATCGAACGTTATCTTATCTACTTC